GTAGGAACAGGATTCTTCTTAGCATCAACAACTGATGGGGCAGTATTGTCTTCACCACCCATCCGCTTAACATTCTTATGCAGATTGATAAAGGGGTTGGGCATGATATCAGTGGGCGGTTTAATTGTCATCTCATGCGTTGATGCAAGGGCCTGCTGATCATTGTCAATAGACAAGGCCATACCCCAACGTGGCGTATAAGCAGTATCAGGATACTGTGGATGAAGGTTGTTGTAATACATCTTCCCTGTCAGAACGTAACGTTCAGAATCTCGGGATGCGTTTTGTTTAGTAGCCATTTTTTATTCTCCTGTGTGTATCTGTGTATCAGTCTCATGGACTGGATAGTAGATGGGGATAGTGGTGGAAAATTCAATGGGTTTCTGCCCAATTTTTTCCGGTCTTAACGTCGCAGTCTAGTTCGCAACGGAACTTCAGAATATCTTTAACACTTTTTATTGCTTTGCAAGCTACCTCCTTAAGTTGTTCAGCCTGTTTATCCAGAACCTCCCACTGCATCTCGTCGTGTACATTCACCACAGGGAAGGCCCTGATATTATCTTGGACTACCAGATCATCCATCTGGATTAACCAGTGTTTACAGATAACTGCCCCAGCACTTTGTAAGAGATAGTTAAGTGCTGTGTGAGGGAAGTTAACAGGTATCTTTCTTCCGTCGATACCCTTAATATATTTGCGTGTTGCGGCCCTGTCAACCTTTTCTTTTAAGAGTCCGAACTTTGGTAGCGAACTCATAAAATTATCAATTAGTTGTTGGCCATCTGCCCCAGTACCTCCTACTATTGAACCAATCTTTTTAGATCCAGCCCCATAGATTAGGGCATAGATGAATGTCTTAGCCTGATCTCTTGTCTCCAGTCCTGCTTTGTTCTGGTTAAAGGTATGGATGTCACCATGGATTACTTCCTGTGAAAAATCTGCGTCTCCCATGTAGTGGGCCAGACATCTAAGCTCAAGAGATTTAGCATCGCACCCTAGTAAGATGTTCTTAGGTTCACGTGGTACCCATACCTCCCGACATAGGAGGCCGTAGGGGGCTCGTGTGGAAGGCACCTGTGCCATGTTAGGTTTCGAATGTGTCATCCTACCTGTGATAGTTCCAAGTGGATACACGCTACCGTGAACAAGATTACTTGAGTCTGCTGCCTCGATCCATGAGTTAACCTGAGCCCTACGTTTCTGAAGAATTAGGTAGTCAACAAGTTTTAAAGACTCGGGTGAGTTTATCTCTGAGAGAATTGTCTCGTCAACCATAGGCTTCCCAGTTTCAGTAAACTTCTTAGGCTCCCACCCATACTGTTTGATAAGTCGGTCGGCAATCTGTTGTCGTGATCCCGGATTAAATGGGATGACCTTTGTCTTTGTCTTAAGGTGAATGATCGTAGGCTCAAAGATTTTCTGGAATTCTTCTTCGATCTTATGAATCTTATCGCTTACTGTGGCAGAGAACTCCATAACAAGTGGGATGTTAAGACAGAACCCGCTCCTCTTCTGTCTGGATATGATGTCTCTGATCCTGTACTCTGTTACTAAAACATTCTGTGGTATGTCTTTGTTCTGTAAGGTCATCCATACCTTACCTGTAAGATCAACATCGTTCTTACAGTACAGTAGCATTTCTTCTGTAAGACCTGATGAGAAGTCTGAGAAGTCATCCTTCGGATGGTTAAGAATATTACCCCAGTTTCTCAGAGAATGTCCTCCATCTCTTTTGTTACTGTCAAGCTGGGACATGATCATTGTGTCCCCCATCTGATCCAGTCTTATGTTCATCTTTAACAACCTGTTAATAACTGGGACGTCATAGTCAATCAGATTATGGCCGACGAACATAGTGGTGGTATCATTCTTAAAACGTATCCTGAAATCATTCAGACTAGGATGTCCCAGAAGACCTTGATATGTATACACCTTGTGCTTACCAAAGTTTACCTGATTACTCTCGGGTGTCTGAATGATTTCTTTTAGCACCACACAGTAAATTAAGGATGGGTTAAGAGAGTCTGCCTCGATATCAAGTAAGTAAGTCGTGGTCATGATTAAGCATCCTTCTGATCATGTCGTGCAGAGACACTGTGGGTCTCCACCCTAGTACATGCTTGGCTTTTTCTGCTGATCCACAGAGTCTTGTAACATCCTTAGGTCTCATCTCGTTGGGGGTATTGTGTACCACAGCACCAGCCCAGTCGTCAACACCAATCTGTTTGAAGGCTATGTCCAGAAAATCTCTGATAGAGTGCGTCTTACCTGTGGCCAGAACATAATCACCGGGGGTATCGTGTTGAAGCATCATCCACATACCCCGTACATAATCTGGGGCGTATCCCCAGTCTCTTACTGAGTCGATATTACCAAGCCTTAATGGGTTGTTTGTGGATGCTCTCAAAGAGTGTGGTGAATCGACCTTCAATATGTCCTCCCCGTATTTGTCATACTGGGCAACCCAAGATGTGATCTTCCGTGTTACAAAGTCTGTAGGTCTGCGTTCGCTTTCATGATTGAAAAGTATTCCGCAACATGCCCAGACATCATAAGAGTCTCGGAAGACTGAGATCATCTGATGTGCTGCAGTTTTTGAAACACCGTAAGGGGAGTGAGGGATGAGTGGGGTATCTTCATCAGCCATTCCTTTATATACAGTCCCATACATTTCAGATGTGGATGCCTGATAAAATCTTGTATGGGGAGACCCTGTCTTAATAGCATCAAGCATCCTGACTACAGCATTGGTATTAGTATCGAAGGTCATGTCAGGGACGGTAAAGGAATAGCCCACATGAGATTGTGCTGCCAGATTGTACATCTCATCAGGCTGCTTCTCCAGAATAATCTGCCGGATAAAAGATGAGTCGCAAATGTCACCATAAATTTCCTCATAGTTATTAGGGTAGTGTTCTTGAAGATCATAGTTCTTGGCAGTCAATCCCATTGTACCTGTGGTAGGTCGTCGGCTTACCCCTGTTACAAAGTAACCTTTTGATAAGAGGAGAGATGAAAGATAGTAACCGTCTTGTCCAGTTACCCCTGTAATTAGTGCTGTTCTCATTTTAAAATGTATCCTCTATGATGTTGTCGTCTGGTTCGTTATGATCTTCGTCCATGTCCTGCTCACTCAGGCGTCCAGTATCTCTATTCCATAGGAGTCTGGAGGCAGGCCCTGTCTCACCTGAGAACCTGTTCTTCAGAACCCGGACGATAGTTGTGTTCCTGACAATCGGGTCATCATCCTGAGAGTTTCTTTCTAATCCAACAACCATATCAGATAGCTGGGCAATACCAGCCGACCCCCTAAGCTGGGCCAAGGTTGTTACACCACCGATCTCATGACCACCCCCATTCTGTGGACGCTTCAGGTGTGACACAATAAACAGGGCCACATTAGTTTCCTGTACTAACATCCTAAGCTTGGTCATAATCTCATCAAGAGCCTTACGCTCATCCCCGTTATCCTGAGACGATACGATGATTGAAAGATGGTCCAAGAAAATATAGGTACACTCTAGTCCCTTGATCATGTACCTGATACGGGAGACGATATTATCAATGTCTGCCGAACCAAAGTGATCGTATAAGAATACCCTGCCGCAGCCCACAGTTGCGTCAAAAGATTCTCTTTGTTCTTCTTCTGTGTACACAGTTACTGGGAGATGGAGTTGCTTGTTAGCATGGATAGACATAAGACCTAGTGCTGTACGTCTGATGCTTTCCTCAAGAAAGATAGCCCCAATATTAGCATCCTCTGTTACGTGCAGAATGTTATAGATAATTTCTCTCATGATAGCAGACTTGCCAATACCAGAGCCTGCTGTGATAGTGACAATCTCACCACGACGGATGCCGTAAGTAATATTATTCAGCTCTTCCCATGGGTATGGGATTGAATTATTCTCAGGTTCTGTGCTGACAATGTCCCAGATATCTTCACCTGAGATAATACCGTCAGGGGATAGGGGCTTAGCGTTCCACCATTCACGGGTGTACAAGGCGGTCTCCCCAGACTTAAGATAATCGGCTGGGTCTTTCTTGGAGAGCGGGACAATAACACACTTACCAATCTCGAAGATCTCGGACAACTTCTCGGAAGCCTTACGCCCCGGCTCATCATTGTCCAAGCATAGTACAATCTTGTCATACCTGTCGAAGAAGTCTAGGTTTTTACGGATGTCTTTCTCCGCAGCAGCCGCCCCGTTTCTCAGAGAAACCACAGGCCACTTAGACCCAAGCATTTGGTACGCTGCCATAGCGTCCAACTCACCCTCAGTAATTGTTACATACTTTCCTCGTCCGTTGAACAACTGTTGTCCGAACAAAACAGCTTGATCAAACTGATGACTTGATCCCTCTGGACCATGGATTGTGAAGGCTTTGTTAGAACAGTTGCGCTTCTTGTAAGCAACAATCTTCTTCCCAGTCTTTTCATAAAAAGGGTAAACATGGGCTGTGATATTAGACTCTGCATCTTTTAAAACCTTTACACCGAAAGTTTCTGCTGTGTCTCTACTAATCTTACGGTCAGTAATTTCTGACAGAATCATCTTAGGTTTGAAAGACGAGTCAGAGGTCTGTACTTTTGGGGTGTTGTAATATCTTGTGGGGGTTGGGTTTACTTTTGAATCTAGCATAAATCCCTCTGGGTTAACGTTGTATCTGGGCTTCCTACATACATAGCAATAGGTACGATAGGCAATCCTTCCATCATCGAATGTATCCCGGTAAATACTATTACCATCACTGGACGAACACTCGTCGCAGTTTGTTTTCTTTAGTTCTTCTGATCTTTTCCCGATCATCAGTACGACAGGACCGTGGGAATCTTAGGGTCTACCTCTTCATGAATAAGATTCATAACAGTTGAGTCTAGATTATCTAGGTGTAGCGAGTAAATTTTACGGATTGATTGAAGATGTGTATAAGGGGTCGTCCCTTTATAATCCCCGTTAACTTCCATCCATTCAATGAGTGCGTCAATGTCTTCTAGGATAGTCCAGACACGTAACATAGCTGTCTGTACCTTTTCTTTTCTGTGAATAGTTTTGTTCGTCATGTTACATCCTCACTTGTTAATGATGGTGGTCCCTGCAGGACTCGAACCTGCGACATGCGGCTTAGAAGGCCGCTGCTCTATCCTGCTGAGCTAAGGAACCTACTTGTTGGGCGAACTGTACCCCTGTTCAGATCGGGTGTCAACCCGTTCGTCCAGAAAAAACTCTTGACAGGTAGGACAGCCCGTGTTATTTTAACCCCCAAGATTCAGGGGGTACTAGGATACTTCCTACTTCCTTGCTACTTTATAAACCCTACTACTCCTACTACTCCTACTACTCCT